TGTTGGCCTCATAGATAATGAGAAAGTTCTAATTAAGGACTCTCCTTCTATTGTCGCCAATGACCCTAACTGGGGAGCAGTCCCCGTTGAGAAACCACTAGTTTATAAGTGGTCCGCTCATGATAGAGGCAAATGTGGTCTGCCTTTATTTATGGAATACTCCGGTGGATACGGAGTAGTCGGCATTCACATTGCTGGCACAAATACTATTGAGAGTTTTTCTCAAAAGATCAGTCTCCCTTCACTGATGGAGGCTATTAAATTCCTGTCGAATCACAGTTGCACTTTGGGTGTAAATAGTGAGGGCAGGGTAAAATTGCCAGTGGGAATGGAAATCTCACTGACAGTTAATGGACGCTCTCCTCTTTGTTATGAAGACGTTAGAGGTTTAGAAGTGTTCGGGTCCCTTAAGGGATACACGGCTATGAAGTTAGGCAAGTCTAATTTAGAGAAATCGCCTTTCCTCAAACATGCCGAGAAGCTTACTGGCATTTCACCCTACGATGAGGATGGTAATCCATTATTTGGAGCTCCTCCTTTTTCTCATGGGTATAATAAAGAGACTGGTGAATACCAGGCTCCTTATAATCATTTCGTTAAGAAATGCGGTGTCGTTAAGAACAGTCTGCATCCAGCCATACTTAGGAAATCAATAGAAGTTGTTACGCAACATATTACTGATGGTTTTACTACTAAAGGTGTTGCAGATTTGCGCCCAGTTCCGTTAGCCGTAGCGATTAATGGAGATCCTCAAGATTTCTATTCGCGACCCATTAAGGCTTCCACCTCTGGTGGATGGGTTTGGCCTGGCGCTAAAAAGAAGTACATGCGAGACTGCTGCCTTCCTTGGAAAGAGGAGGCACGTGAAACTCTCTTTGACATTAATGAACAAGTCTTAGAGTTGCTTCTCGCATACGAACGTGGTGAGGATGCACTTCCATTGCTCGGCGCACAGCTCAAGGATGAGCCCCGTGCATGGAGCAAGATTTTGGACAGGAAGACACGAGTCTTTTGTATGTCCCCGTTCGAAGCCACTTTGGTGAATAAGATGTTTCTTTCGCCATTCTATACTAAGATGGTGGAATACGATGATCTTTTCTGTGCCGCAATTGGCATTAATATGCATTCGTCAGATGTTGGCGATTTGGTATATAAAATGACCTCCTTCTCTGATAAATTCATGGAGGGGGACTATGGTGGGTACGACACGAGTATGCCCTATGACATAGGTTTAGCAGCCAATACAGTTGTTTATAACGTTTTAAAGACGTTCGGATATACTGAGAAGGAGCTTAATTTTGTCAGGGGTATTCTGAGTGATAATATGTACCCAACCATTGTGATGCGTGGTGATGTTTTTGCAGCACCCGCATTGCAGCCTAGTGGCAAATACGCCACCGCCGAGGATAACTCACTACGCGGGCTAATTTTATTAGTTTACGCGTGGATAGAAGAGTGTACCAAGTTCGGCGATATGTATTCTGACCGGACGAGAACAACTCAGTTTACACCTGAGGAATTCTTTACTTATGTTCGGCCTGTCGTCTACGGGGATGACATGCTTGCTGGCGTAAAGCCTAAAGCCCAGAAGTATTTCAATAACATCAACTATCAGTTGTTTTGTAAAGAGGTATATGGGTTGGATTTCACAAATGCGCAGAAGACGCTTGAGATGAGTGCGTTCCTTGAATGGAAAGACACCTCGTTTCTTAAAAGGTCTTTTGTGTACCGTGAGGATATTCGCCAGTGGGTAGCTCCTTTGGAGCTATCTTCTATAATGAAAGCAATTAGTTATTACCTTCCCTCTAGATCGGTCAGCTCCCGTGATCAACTTATTGACAGCTGCGTGTCTGCGGCTCGGGAGCTTTTCTTCCACCTTCCTGCTGATGAATATGACAGAAGGAGGTGGTTGTTTGCGGAAACCATCGCTGAGATTTACGACCTCAGTTCACACGATGTTATCAAACTATTCCCTACCTTTGAGGAGATCCGCACCTCATGTTTTGGGGAAGAGTTTTTGCTATAGTAAGTAGCATTTTAATCCAATTTTTATACTCACGCAGCCCGTACGAGTAGCGGAAGAAAATAGTACGCTTATACTCCAGGGGTGAAAGCCGACTGCATTATAATCCTGCGTGTAAGACCGGGCCTATGGTGGCCAATAAACTAAACATGGATACATTAACTTTAAATCAAATAAATAATCGTAAGTCTCACGTCCCTGCTGGCGGTGAGCACGCCCAGATTTCTTCGGAGGTCCAGGCACCCCCTTCAACTATCCCTGCAGTTCCTACCCTTAAAGGAAAAACACCTCTACAGGAAGTTGAGGCTGCTATAGCCGATGAGAAGGCAAGGAAACTACCTAATCAATTGGTTATGCGCAAACTTTTTCGGCGCTACGTTAAGCTTGCCCATCAGGGCAAAGCGCCAGTCAAACCGAATGTTCTCAAGACTGGGGATTCGGTTGTTGATGCGCTCGACTTAGAAGATTTACTTGCTCGTCCCCATCTTGGGTACGATATTAGACACAAACGTGCCTACTTAGCTCGTAAAGCCGCTCTTAGTCTATTAGACGCATATCTTCAGACCGACATCGTTCTCCGGCGCCGTAACAAGGCGTTGGAAGTACGTGAGCAATTGGCTCATTATCAGTCTCCTGCCGTATTCACCGAGAGCAAGACGAGCATTACACACTCGCTTCGCTCTGCATTTGGTGCACAGGGCAAGAAATCGCGAGTAAGCAAGCTGCGTCATAGGAGTATTTCCCCTGAACCCCCTGCACAGGTACTTGATTGTAACTGTTGTCAGGGAGTAGGAGACGTAACTTTTGATCAGTTCTGCTACCATCACGAGTCTAGAATCTTTACAGAATCTGACACTGTTGGACAGATGAAAGTCGGTGGAAAAGCAAACCATTCCGATACCCATGAAAATGCTACTGATTACGTGGGTGAGGAAACTGAGATGGTAAACGATTTGGGTATTTCGTTGCATAGGGCGGACGTTGGGTCATCGACTCAATTTGCGCTTAACAATTTCTTCGAACGTCCTGTCGTTATATATCACCAGAGGTGGTACACCAATACTCCCTACAATGTCGCTTTGGATGTTTGGGACCTATGGAGTAAAGATGCTTCAGTTCGAGCTAAGCTCAACAACTACGCATATTTCAAAGGTACTCTTCATTTGAAGATTGCGTTTTCAGGGTCACCGTACAATTACGGTAAGGCTATGGCCTCCTATCAACCGTATGCTATGTATAATGACAATCTGTCTACGTACGACAGTGCCCTAGTTAATTCAATTGCTGGTGTAGAATATGTCAGGCACTCTTATCACAATTACTTGAGCCAAGCGCCTGGCGTCTGTTATTTTGACTATAAAGAGAATAAACCGACAGAGATCGAGATTCCATTCATAAGTCATAAGAATAAGTTTCGACTCTTTGACGGTCTTAATTCAGTCATTACACCCACCACTAGCTACGATGACTTTCTCGAAGCTGGCGAGTTGCGCCTTGTTACATTAAACGTAATAAAGGACACGCAAGAAACACTAAACGGCTTTGTGCCTGTAGTTGTCTACGCGTGGGTGTCTAACATTGAGCTAAGTTCTATTACTTCAACTGATGTTAACATTACTGCAGAATCGAAGGAGATTTTTACTGAGGCCAAATCCGGTCGTCGTAAAAGACGTATGGAAGAGGCGGATGATTCCTCCGACGATGAGTCAGAAACCCCCCAATCGACTGGGAAGACGCACGCGTCCCTTGGACAACGCGTCCTCGATAACATCAAGAGGGGAGTTAATGACGAATATGCACAGCCTGGTCCTATTAGCAATGTTGCTAGTGCTGTTGCAAATGCTGGAGATGCTTTGTCAAGTGTCCCAGTCATTGGTGACTTTGCAAAGGCGACATCAACTGTTGCTCGAGGCATCGGTAAAGTAGCCACCATGTTTGGTTGGTCTCGACCGGTCGTCCTCGAGGACCCAGTGTTCGTTAAAAATGTGCCGTTTCAAAATGGTGCTTGCACCGTCGGTAAAGAGACTACTTTTAAGATTTCACTAGATCCTAAGCAGGAGCTATGTGTTGATCAATCTCTTGGCGGCATGATGACGGACCAAATGGCTATAAAAGAAATAGCTGCTCGCGAAACCTATCTCTGCACTATGGAGTGGGCGGACACCAACTTAGAGCTAAATCATACAATATTTAAGTCTCTAGTTACTCCCATGCTCTACACGCCAGGTACTGCTGAGCTATTTGGAGGTGTTTTTAATCGGGTTCACCAGCCTACGGCTATGGAATTTGCCGCAACACCTTTCCAATCTTGGAGAGGTAGGGTGCGGTTCCGATTTGAAATTAATTGCTCCCAATTTCACAGAGGAAAATTGATTTTCACTTATGATCCGAATTTTGCTCAGCACGTGTTGATTAGTTCACACGACTCTAAGCTGAATCAGCAGAACTCGGTCATTCTGGATATTCAGGAGGCCCAAGATATAACTTTTGATATTGATTGGGCTTACCCTCGTAGTTGGGCAGCAGTGGGCGAAGCCTACAAAAATCATCCTGGGTCTTGGACTAACTTTGGTGATGATGGTCCAGCTATATCTGATTTTAGCAATTGGCGTGATAAAGACGTCAATGGCTTTATTGAAGTTCGACCATTTAATAATCTGGTTCAGCCCACAGCTACTTCCCCAGTGTCAATTAATGTCTACGTTTCTTGTCCGGACCTCGAAGTCAATAGACTTTCAGAGGAGAACATTCCGACGTCACGAGATATTTATACTCAGTCTAAAGATGTCACTGTGACCTCTTTGAATAAGACTGGCGAGGTAGTAACTGACAAAATTTTTCTCGACCATTATGGTGAGAGGATTGCGTCATTTAGATCATTACTCAAGCGGTATGTCACTACAGACTCTGCTTCAGTTACTTTTGGCGGTACTAAGCTCGCTCAATTTCGAGCTGGAGCCACTATGTACCCCGTTAATATATTGCCAGTTGGTGAACCTTCACCTAACTATGCTTTTAAGAGAGATAATCTGTTTTCGTATCTTAAACCAGCCTTTATGGGTGTGCGCGGTGGGTACAGACATCGTCTGTGCTTCACTTCGTCCGGTCAAGAGGTCGGTTATACGAGAGCGTCAATGGATGTTAGTTCGGGAACTTTACAACCACTCGATCTGACTCTCACTAAACTAGAGCCTGGTAATCATCTTGATTTCACTGGCAATCAGAGGGCTAAGCTTTCAGGCTCGCTTACCTTCCATCAAGCCACCAATGGTGGCATAGAGTTTGAAATACCCTTTTACTCGCGTAATCTTTTTAATTTCGCTTTTGCGAACGACTATGCGTTTAATACAGTTCTCGACGACGATTTAGGATATGATAAGGACTTCGGTTCTAATTATTTCACTGTCGTAAAGACACTGTTGGGTACGTCTGGTGATACTGTATATGTCCAGCAAGACACTGCATCTGCCGAAGATTTTAGTTTCTTCCGGTTTCAAGGTGCTCCTTTTTGGACATTTGTCATACCGTAAACTAGACATTCCCGTCATTGGTATGGCGGGCGCGAGGA